CCGGATATAGTCCACGGTGACAATCACCGTGCTCGACACTCCCAAAGGGCCATTGCTGGCTCCTCATCTCCCTCCTAAAAGGGAGATCTCCACCCAAGCTTGATGCTGACGGCTTTGGGACGTCCAGAACGTTCCAAGTGCTTCTCATCTTGACTCATGGGTGGCACCCACGAGGAAGGCTCCCTAGAATGGAACCTAGGGGCCAAGCCAGATCGGTAGCAGGGGACTAACTCAACATGACTGTTGAGACCCCTTAATCTACCACCGGATTCTAGCCTAAGTAAGCACTTATGCAGGGCTGGTATCCCACCGAGTTCATCAATCGGTGCTTTGGCCTTCACAACATAGCCCTTAACCAAGGGACTATGAAGACCAGGGTGCATTCTCTCGGTTTGGTAGCCGGAAAATGAGACCCTGCCCAGCACAGAGGAGGTTGGAGCGACTAAGGGGTAGAACTTCAAGATTCTCCCCAAACGCTTATCCAACCAACCAACGACTCCTGAATAGCCAGCAATGTACAGCTGGTTACGTAGAGAGACCGTTGATATAACCTCTGTAACGTCTGCTATCGTGGAAGGTAACGCTTGCCGGACTCTGACGATTGAAACGTCAGCCCCATTAAAGTATTCCTTCCCGCAAGATTCTCTGAACTTTCCAGTCCAGAAACTCTTGCTCAAACCAACTCGAGCACCGAAATGTTCGAGAGTTTGAACGATAGTATGCACATGATCTACGGGGACAATCAGATCGTCTCCGTAGACACGCACCAGGTCCGAAAGGGATCTAATGTCCTTTCGGGTCATAGGTGTGTTGAGCGACCTCTGGATACCCAAGAAGATAAGGGTCGTAAAGACCATAGCTTCCACAGGGAAACAGAGCGCTGAACCCATCGACGCGTACTTGGAAAGACGGATAACTCCGTGACCAGGTACGTCAGCCCTTCGAGATCTGGCAGCATCAATAGCCTTATGCAAATGGGGCCATTGTTTTGTCATCTCTCTAACGAGCTGATTCGAGACACGGTCGGAGGCATCGCTAAGGTCTAGCGTTGCCGTTCTGCCATCAGCAGAACCTTGACGAGCCATCTCCTGGTTAGGAGTTTGGTCATCAAAGCCGATTAGCTTTGGGAGGAGGTTATCCCTCTCAAAAGCCGAGGAAAATGTGCGAAGAAGAGCCTGTTGGACAAACATCATCCAACTGGGTTCCATCGCAATAATCCTAGGTGTCTTGAGTGTCTTAGGCACGGAGATGACCTTAACAGGCATCTCCGCACCGGGTTCGAGGACGTTCACCTCATTCAAAACATCAGTAAAATGATGATTTGGAATGAGATACTCGTAGGAAGGAAAGACTCCCTCGAGTCGGGTGGTCCAGGTCCGCATTTGATACTTACCATTACTGGTAAGACCATCAGCTACGGAACCGGGGCCATGCTTCGGTAGCATCTCTCCATAATAGACATCTCTGTCCATCTGGGTGAAGATGCCACTAAAAAGCATATTTGACATTCTACGGAAATCAGCCAAATCTTCCTGACTGAGATCCATGTCAAATACCCGGACGTCCTGCTCACACTTGACGTAGTTCTGCATCGCATGAAGCTCCCGCTGTGAAGTACAGGGGAGTTCAATTTTGCCAAACATCAACGTGAGTTGACGTAAAGCAATAATTGCATCGATACATGGCTCGTCAAGCAACACACCAGTGTCTCGGTTGAACACACGGGAGACGAAACCTCCTAGAAATAGGGGGAGACGTCCCCTTCCAATCGAAAAGGAAGGGTTGATCCCGACCTGACCGAGGTCTATCCATTTTTGGATGGACTTCCCAAAGTCAGGTAGGGTTATCGTAAGAAACGATAACCCCTCATGTTCAAACCGCCTGCGAACGGTATTAATGTCCGCAGTGGCGCTAGTGCAGCATCGGGTAGCCGATTCCTCAGCTACCAGAGACCAGAGTGACATCAGGCTTTTCAACTGTCCTCCTCATTTGAGGTTGCAGTTCCTTAGCCTATGGCACTTAGCCATGTGATTAGACTAGGGCAACGCCCTAGCCCCACTATTCTATAGTGCTTCTACTCACATGGACCACGGGAATGCCTTGGAAGGCATCCAGATGCAAGCACCACAGATAAATAATCTGATGGTGGTCAATGTAAATGAAAAGTGATACAGGTACTATAGACTCTAGATAATCAGAGCCTAAAGACATGTACCAACAATTCATTTACGGACGTGTGGAAGATGTCGACAATCACGGCTATCAAAAGGATAACTTTATAGTTAACCCTGAGATAAATCGTGAAACCTTCATTATCCACATCGAGCATCTGATCTGGAGGTCCCACTCCCAGCTTCGTCTTGTCTCCTTCCGGAGACTCGAAGAACGCTGAGATAGGTCCCTCCTCTCCCCTACGACTCACCGCCGAGAAGTCTGGTGATGAGCGCATCCGTCGAGGCAGAGTACATGGCTTTAAAGCCAGCGTACACTGCAAGCTGTTCCGTTGCCGTATAACCTGCCACGGGGACGTCAAAGACGATGTAATTACTCATCGATACCTTGACGTTTTCCGTAGGCCGGAACGGGTCCGGAGCCAGCTTCGAATGGTTGATCCGAAGCAAGTGCCTGTAACGCTTCCCACTATCGTGAGAAGCTTGCACTTGCACCAGGCCGTCCGCGCTCTGGTAAATCGACTCATCCTGCATCGTGGAAACACGAGGCATGGAGATGGTCGAGCCAGAGATCGTTACGGATAGGGGATCACTGAATGCCATAGGCATCACTCCTAGGACTCGGGTCACGAGCCCCAGTGGCTCGGACTAGTGGGCACTGTCTGTTGCTAGCGTCGGGTCAAACCCAGCGCAGCAGCAATGGCCAGTTGGCGCGGACTAAGTCCACTCCAGGACAAGCCAAAGCCAAATGGTGTTGCCTGTTCTCTCCTCTTCGTTTCCACGGAAGAGAAGATAGGGGTTATACCGGCGACCTTCACCCTATTAAAGGGTAAAGTATTACGGTCGTCAGTAATAAAGTACGTGTCTGTTACAGAGCTATGCTCCATAATATATCCGTACTTCAACACCAAACCATCTTCTGCCCAATCTGAGAGATTCGAAATGACATCTCCAGCATTGGAAAACCAGTCGATGGCCCACGACCAAGGGGCAGCGTTCCAAAGAACTTCAGGTGTAAGGTTTAACCCGAGAAGGGTCTGAGCCTTACGAGCCGCACTTGCCAAAGCATTCCGACTATGATAGCCGGAAGGCAAATGGTAAGTAAAGGCACCCGAAAACCATGCTTGTCTATAGACATGGGTTTCTTTGTAACTCTCGCCCCCAGTCAAATAGGATCGGAAGGCGGAAATGTCCAAACCATTAGGCATAATGGCGTAGGCACTACCGTTCAACCAATTCATTGACCGGGTCTCTTCTACAGGGAACGTATAGCGACGCCTCGTAGTTCGTCCGGAACCACGTTCAAACTGTTCAAGAACAGCTTGAGCATGGGTTAGTGCAAAAGTAATATCTTGCACATCACTGACGAGAGGCTTCCAGCCAAATTCCGTGTTGAGATACTCTTCACCCAAAGATCGGGCAGAGAGTATGTTATCTTTCCAGAGAGTGGCTCCGAATAATTTCGGAAGACCGTCCCTGTAAAGCTCAGCAAGGAATGTTGATAGCTGGGCGACACTATTGGTAGGTTTACACCTATCAATGGCGGTGGACCCAAGGGGAGTAAGATTTCTCAAACTCACCGAGGGGATCCCTATACCATACGGCTCCCTTGCCAACAAGATGCCATCATATTGATAGACATGATTGTTGGGAGGGTTACCGAATGGGCTCTTCAACACGAAGTGTACACGACTTGGATTAACCAAGCCCTTGTACGTCTTCTGTGTAAAGAAAGGGCCACCAATGTCACCGGGAGTGGAAGGTTTCCAAAGATTCCTCCACTCCCGTTCGCTATGCGATTCGTCAACAGTAACCTGTTGACTACCAGGGAGCCCTGGAGCGGGTATGAAACTGTTTGAAAGGACAGTCTTCTCAGACCGTCCTCCAAACCAATACTCGTCCCAGGACGTCGTGCGAGAAGCAGCACCCTGCTGGTCAATCCAATCAGGGTGCAATGCTCTCTTACGAGTAGGCATAACCTACCTCCCGGTACTTGTAGACATGTGGTTGGTCTCTGAGGGGGTACTCCCCCTCATTTCATCCAACAACGGTTAGACAACCGCCATAGGATGAAGACAGTTGCACTAGGCCGGGGGCCCCGAAAGGGGCC